TGGGTCTGATGCTGTTGGTATAGGAACGGATATAACTGCATACAAACTTGATGTAAGAGTCACTGGTGCTGAGGCAGGACTGAGAGTATACAACCCAGACACTTCATCCAATGCCTCTGGTATGATAAGGCTTGGTAATGATGATAACCAGAACGCAGCATTCTTACGACTGAATAGTTCAAATAATACTTCTGCTGTTGGTGGTGCTGGTAGCTTAGTATTGGGTCATGGTCTTTCAAAAGATCTTCATCTTTCTACTGCTGGAGTATCAAGACTTAAGATAACTTCTGCTGGTGATATGGGGTTGGGAACCGCCTCTCCAAGAAGTATTACTAATTTCGGTTCTTTTGCAATAAATGGAACTGCTGGTGCATTCACTGACTATTTTTTAAACGGCACTAGAACTGGAACTACTGCTGTTGATAGTAATGGATTTACCTCTGAGGCAGTTGGTTCGTCAACACCATTTAGAGTTATAACAAATGGATCAGAAAGACTTCGTATCAGAAGTGATGGTAATATTGGAATTGGTAATAATGTTGCTGATGCTACTTGGAAATTAAAACTTGTAGTTCCAGATAATTCTTCATATCAATCAGCATTTAATGTTACCAACAATACAAATTCAGACTTTAATGTTGTTATTAAGTCAAATGTAACTGCCATTGGTAATGGAACAAATAATCCATTAGTATTCTTCACTAATGGAAATAGTAATGAAAGACTTCGTATAAATTCTCTTGGAAATATTGGCATGTCAAATGACATGACTGGTGCTGGAGGAGCATATGCAAGGTTAACCGTCCAGATGCCAACTCAGAGTGGTGGTTCTGGAATTCAAGTAGCAAATAGTAGCAATGGTAGTGGTGATGGAACCACGTCAAATATTGTTTTAAGATCAGTCAACAATGATTGTAGTCAATGGGCAGGTGCTGAATATAGAGCATCTAATCACATTTTTGCTATTGAAGGAACAGAAAAAATTCGTATAAATTCTGATGGAAGACTAATAATAAATGCTACTAACAACCCAACTATTGGTGGACAAACCCCATATCTACGTGTAAATGGTGGTTACACAAACTTAGATGGTCTGCGAATAAGAGGGTTAGATACTGGTAATACCTTCTGGAAAGATGGTGGTGATATGAGTCTCACGGTTGCTTCTGCACACTCGATTTATTTTAAGACACAAAGTTCTACAGCACTTCAGGTAACTGCTGATGGACAAGTACTAACATCATTGCAACCAAGATTTTTAGCACGTCTTACTGCTAATACATCTTATAATCCATCTGGATTTGGTAATCATGTTGCCTATAATACTAAAGATTATGATATTGGTGGAAATTTTGTAACTTCAGGAACTGATCAAGGAAGATTTATTGCTCCAATATCAGGAACGTATGCATTCAGCGCAGCATCATATGCTCCTGGCACTAGCCAGACACAATCATGGTTCACAGTTAATGGTACTAGAAAAGTAGCCACTGATTGGGTGCCTAATCAACAAGGATCCTTTGTTCAAAACTTTCAATTCATATATTTAAGCACGGGTGATAAAGTTGGATTCCACCCACATGCAACTGGCACCGGATATAGTGTGCACGCTAATACCCACCATACTTATTTCAAGGGATGTTTGTTGGGTTGATAAATAAAAATAAAAAGTAGATAATGGCTAAGATAAAGCTCAACGGCGACACCAGCGGTTATATTGAAATATCGGCACCAGCGGTGTCGGGTAATAACACGCTTGAGCTTGGTCCTGGTACTAAGATATTAACGAACTTAGATAATACTTTCACTGGTATTACAACGTTCAGTAATGGTATTCACATAACGAGTGGTGGTTTTATATTAAACCAACAAAGAAGTGATACACATGCATCATTAATAATTGATAAACCAGACGCTGGGACTGGAACTCTTAAATTTTTTAATAATGGATCAGCATCTGCATATATTCAACATACAAATTCAGAGCATCTTAATTACTACTTACCTTCTGGAAGTGGTTATCATGCGTTCTATACGAATGGAACTGAAAGACTTCGTATAACTTCTAGTGGTGAATCAAAATTTACGGTAGGGACAAATAAATTTGTAAAATTTTATGCGCCAACACATAATGATGAAGCAGATTTAGGAGCAGGTATTGCTTT